GGCAAGTTCCTGCACAAAGCGAAGTAATGGGGCGCGAGGCGCGACTGAATCCACGCAGTCCTGAAGGCGGCACGCTCCCGCGCACGGTCTTCACGGCTCGCCTGTCCCGGTTCTCGCAGCATTTCAAGACCCGCACCGAATACGACGCCTACGTCGCGCACGTCGAACTGACGGACGCGGAGCGCCGGCTGGTTGAATCCCTGTTGCCAGAACGCCTGCGGGTCACGGAGTCCTGATGGCTGAGTCTCCCGGCAGTCCCTCCCCGCAGCGCGAGAAGAAGGGCGACGATGCCCTGCTTGAGGAGATCCGCGACCGCTACACCTACGCGAACGATCAGTGGGAGCCGATCCGCAAAGCGGCGAAGCGGGACATGCAGTTTGTGGGCGGGGATCCGTGGGATCCGAAGGATCGCAAGGCTAGGGAAGATGCGGGCCGGGTCTGCCTGTCGCTGGACGAGCTCCACCAGTATTTCAATCAACTGATCAATGACGTGCGGGCGAATCCCCGGGCCCCGAAGTTTGACCCGACGGGAAACGGGGCGAGCGCGAAGACCTCCGAGTTCTACCAAGGTAAGATGCGGGAGATTGAGTATCGCTCGCAGGCGCAGATTGCCTATACGACGGCCTTTCAGAATGCCGTCCATCAGAGCTACGGCTGGCTGCGCTTCTCGAGCAAGTGGATGCCGAAGGGGTTCGTGCAAGACCTGTGGATTGAATCCATCGAGAACCCCGACCTCGTGCTCGGCGATCCCGATGCGTTGCGGCCGTCCTCGAGCGACCAGCGGTATCTGTTCTACTTGCAGGAACGCAGCATCAAGGAGTTCAAGCGGGAATTTCCAGAGGCTGAGGTGACCAACTTCACGCCCGAAGTGATTAGTCAGGCGCCGGCGTGGATCAAGCCTGAGCGGATCATGCTGGCGGAGTATTGGAAGGTCGAACCGGTCACGAAGGAACTGGTGCAGATGCAGATGCCCGACGGGAGCACCCGGGGCTTCTACACTGACGAACTGCGCGACATGCCGGCCGGCGTGAAAGTGGTCAACCGGCGCGAGGAGTCAGTGCCCTCGGTCTGCATGTATTTGACCAATGGCGTCGAGATCCTGAAGAAACCCGGCACGCAGAAGCGGCAGGCGTGGGCCGGGAAATACATCCCGTTTGTGTCCTGCTTTGGGATGGTGATCTACGTCGATGAGGGGTCAGGCCCCAAGCGGAAGATGCTGAGCATGACCCGCTTAGCGCGGGATCCCTACATGCTCTACTGCTACTACCGGACGTGTCAGGCGGAACTGGTCGGCATGACCCCGAAGATCCCCTATTTCGTGCGGCGGGGGTCGCTGAAGCCGGACCAACTGGCGAATCTGACCAAGTCGCTGCATGAGCCGATTGCGGTGATTGAGGTTGAGACGTTCGTGGAGGGTCTGCCCGGTCAAGCGCCCGAATTTCCCGTTCGCAACCCGTATGAGCCGTTCATCCAGAATCTGGAGATTGGCGCGGAGTCCGCGAGACGAGCGATTCAAGCGGCGATGGGGGTCTCGCCGTTGCCGACGGTGGCGCAGCAGCAGAACCAGAAGTCTGGCATTGCCCTGCAGCAGATTCAGTCTTCGCAGCAGAAGGGGTCGTTTCACTTCCTCGACCACTACAACGAGATGCTGCACCAGGGCGCCGTGATTGTCGAGGACCTGATCCCAAAGGTCTACGACACGCCTCGCGAGGTCGGGGTGCGGGACGCGAAGGACAACGCGAAGACGGTCTGGATCAATAACCCGCAGATGCAGCGCAAGGGCGACCTGGCGTCAGTCGAGGGCGATCATACCGTCACGATCAGCGAGGGACCGGCGTTTGAGAGTCAGCGGGCGGAAGGCGCCGCGTTTACCGATACGCTCGTGAGCAATATCCAGATGGTGGCGGCGGTGGCGGGCCAGAAGGCGGCGGCGGCGGTGCTGGGGATGGCGGTGAAGCTGAAGAACCTCGGCGAGATTGGCGACGAGATCGCGAAGGTTGTGACGCCCCCGGAGTATGCGGAGCAGGACGGCCAGGACGGCATTCCGCCACAGGTCAAGGCCCAGATGCAGCAATTGGGGCAAGAGAACCAGCAACTGAAGCAGGCGATTGAGTCGAAGCAGGCCGAGAAGCAGGCCGAAGCGCAGGCCAAGGGCCAGATCGACATGCAGAAGCAGCAGTTGGAAGGCCAGCAGAAGATCCAACAGATGCAACTCGAGCAGCAAGGCAAGGAACGCCTCGCGTGGATCCAGCAGACGGCGCAGATTGCGATAGCCGGCGCCAAGATTGACGCCGAGCAGGCGCGGACGTTCGTGGATGCGGCCGAGCAGGGGTCTGCGAAGGCACTCGACCTCCACTTGGAGCATCTCCAGCACGCGCAGGACGTAGTCCATGCCACGGCGCAAATGACGCATGAGAAGGCGCTGAGCGAGCAAGAGCATGAGCAGGCACTGCGAGAGGCCCAGGTCGGGCACCAGCAGTCGCTCGAACAGGCCCAGCAGGGGCAGGCGCATGCGCTCGAGCAAGGGCAGCAGGCGGCGGATCTGGCCCCGGAGCCTGCGGAGCCGTCAGCATGAGCCGCTTCGGTGTATACTGCGTGACCATCACCCATGGATAGAAAGTAACCAGCATGGCCGACGACCAACCCGCCGCCTCGTCAGCGGTCGCTGAGACGCCTGCGGGCCCTGCCCTCCCGAATCTCTCGGAGATGAGCAGCGCCCAAGTGGCGGAATGGCGCAAGACCGGAGACGCCCCCAAGGACGCTGTTGCGGAGTCGTCCCCCGCCGAACCTGTGGAACAGGTCGCCTCAACGGAGGCTGTAGCCGCGCCCGCCTCGGAAGCGGGCCAACCGACGAAGAAGAAGAACGCCGAGAGTCGAAAGCAGGAACTGCAAGCCGAGATTGATGGATTGCTGAAGACCCGCGCCCAGTTACGGGCAGAGGTGCAGGCGCCCGTCCCGGCCGCTCGTCCAGACGTGATCCCGGCGGCCCCGTCGCCCGCTGCGAGCCTTCCTGATTACGATACATGGGCAACCGCGCAGCCGCCAGGAGCCGATACCCGCTACGAACGCTATGCCGCCGAGTTTACGCTGGCGGTGGCGGCCGAAAAGGCCGACGCGTATCGAGCGCAGCAGGCCCATCAGGCGGCGGTGCACGAGGCGGAAGAGGTCAAGCAGGCGTATTTGAGTCAGGCGGAAGCCTTCGTGCAGGATCATCCCGACTACTGGTCGAAGGTGAATCCGATCACGCGGGATGTGCCCTCGACGCCCACGACGGAAGTCATGGGGAATGCGATTGCGCGGTCCTCGGCCCCGACCAAGCTGCTCTATCATCTCGGCACCCATCGCGAGGAGTTTCAACGGATCGTGAGCCTGCCCCCGGGGCGGGCGGTCTACGAGCTCGGCAAACTCGACGCGGTGCTCTTCGGGTCGTCGGTTCCTCCTGTGTCGCGAACAAGTGCCCCGCCTCCCGTGGACGGCTTGTCTACCCGCGCCGTGGCGCCGGTGGATGATGTCGATGCTGCGTTGGCGTCGGGGGACTTCAGCCGTTACAAGGCCGCGCAAAATGCGCGAGATGTGGCGGCGAGACGAAGGTGAGTAACCGATCATGCCGACGACCAATTCATGGAATGTCGTTGACTGGCTGACGACGGAAGGCTTGCGTCTGCTGACGAACAAGTTGGCCGTCGCGCAGTTTGGCAACACGAACTACAACAAGGAATTTACACGGGATTTCGCGGTCGGGGAAACCGTCCGGGTCCCGCGTCCATTCCAGCCGACGATTCGCACCGGCCTGGGGTATAACCCGCAAGCCGTCACCCGCATTTACACGACCGTGACCGTCGATCAGGTCTTCGGCGTCGATCTCGAATGGGACGACGTGCAGAAGGCCCTCGAAGTCACCCGCCCGGATGCGCAGCTCCGCGATCAGGTGCTCGATCCCTGCATGAGTTACATCGCGCAGGAGATTGACAGCCGGTTCACGCAGTTTGCGTATCAGCATGCCAACAACGTCGTCGGCGTGCTCGGGACGGACCCGACCTCGACCACGATCACCATGCAGGCCCGGCAGCGCATGATTGAGAAAGCCTGCCCGCCCTCGGGCAACAAGGGCTTTATCATTCCGCCCTCGGTCAATACCTCGCTGACGCCGGCGATCCAGTCCTTGTTCCAGCCCGATGATGAAGTCTCGCGGCTGTTCAAGGAAGGCTCCCTCGGGCGCCTGAGCGGGTTCAAGTGGTATGAGAGCATGTCGCTCTACAGCCACACCGCGGGCACCTGGGCCGGCGCCGTGACCATCACGACCACGATGGCCAGCGGGGATACCACGATTGCGGTGACCTGCACCAACGGCGACACGTTCAAGAAGGGCGACAAGATCGGGATCACCGGCTTCTATGCCGTCAACCCGATGACCCGCCGCACGACGACCACGGCGACCACGATGCAGGTCACGGTCCTTGCGGACGTGACGGCGTCGGGCACCTCGGCCACGCTGAGCATCTCGCCAGCAATTTACGGCCCGGGTTCGCCGTATCAGAACGTGAACGCGCTGCCGACCGCGACCACGGCGCTGGTCCTCTGGCCGGGCACCACGAGCCCCAACGGCAAAGTGGGCAAGGTCGGGCTGGCGATTCATCCCGATGCGTTCGCGCTGGTCGGGGTCAAGCTCGAGACGCCGAAGGCGGTCGAGATGTCGAGCCAGCAGCGGGATCCCGAGACGGGGATTTCGATTCGGTTCGTCAAAGCCTGGGATCCTGTTCAGTCGAAGATGATCCACCGGTTCGATGTCCTGATGGGCTTCGGGTCGCTGTATTCGGACAACTGCGCCGTCGCGATTGCGTGCGGTTAAGAGGAGAATCACATGACAATGCCTTACGGATCGGGTTTCTCCCCGCTGACCGGCGAACCGCGGATGGGCATGATCCCCGTCCCGACGCGGGTCGCCACAGCGATGACGCTGACGACCGTCGGCGGGGCGCGCACATTGACCGCGGCGGAAGTGCTCGGCGGTGTGCTCATCGTGAACTGCGACGACGCCCAGACGGCGACCTTGCCGACGGCCACGCTGCTCAATGCGGCGCTGCCAGGCTGCTCGGTCGGGGCCTCGTTCGAGCTGGACGTGGTGAACGTGGGCGATACCACGCTGACCATCGCGGTCGGCACGGGTGGCACGTTGGTGCAGGGCAACAGCAAGAGCACTGTCGCGACCATCGTGGCGCAAGCCTCGAAGCGGTTCGTGATCATCGTCACGGGCGTGACGCAAAACGGCGACGCCTCGGATGCCTACCAGGTCATCGGGATGGGATCCATCGCGGCGTCGAACGCCTAAGTGTCGGAGACGTTTCCCCGTCACGTCTACTGGCGTGGCGGGGTCTTTCTCATCGTGCAGACTGCGTCTGAGTATGAGGCGGCGCTGCAGGCCGGTGGCCTGGACGCCCCCTCACCAGACTGGCCTGCGCCGGAGGCCTACCAGTTGATCCTGGAGCCGCCGGCGCCTGATGAACCGAAGAAGCGCGGACGACCGCGGAAGACGGAGACGACATGAGTCGAATCACGATCCTGGGTGGCGGGGTGTTCACGTCCAAGAACATTGCCGACATCAACGCCAACTTTGCGGAACTCTATAGCGGGGCGGGTGGTATCACCGGTCCAACAGGCGGCACGGGTCCAACCGGTGCGACCGGCCCGACGACGGGCGTGACCGGCCCGACGGGCAGCACGGGCCCAACGGGTCCAGCGACCGGCGTGACGGGACCGACCGGATCGACCGGCCCAACGGGACCGACAGGCCCCTGAGATGTTGGTCACGTCTCGAGCCATCGCCGCCTCGGCGGCGACTGAACTCGGCACCCTCGGCCAAGGCGAAACGATGTCCGCGGCGGATCTGGCCCAATGGCTGGATCTGCTGCGGGCGTTGCTCAACGCCTGGAATGCGGATCGACGCGCCGTGTATGCGACCGCGTTTGATACGTATACGCTCGTGCCGAATCTCTTCCCGCATACCATCGGGCCGACAGGCACGTTTACGACCACGGCACGACCGGTGGACATTGACGGGGCGAATCTGATCCTGCCGGCGACGACGGTGAACTTCAACGGGCAGATCACGATTCGTGATGCGGTGTGGTGGCTCAATCAGTCGGTGCCGCAGTTGACCTCGGATATTCCGACCTCGCTGTATTACCAGCCGGATTATCCGAACGGGAAGATTTACTTCTGGCCGGTGCCGACAACGGCGTATGACGTGCAACTGATGACGCGGGTGCTGCTCGATGACATCGTGTTGACCACGAGCAGTTATGAACTGCCGCCCGGTTACTACGACGCGATTCGGCTCTCGCTGGCGGAGAAGGGGGCTCGGCCCTTTGGCCGGCCGCCAGATGTGACGCTGATCAACGATGCGAGCAAGGCGCGGGCGGTGATCTTCGACAACAACGTGGAGATTCCGCGGCTGCGCACGAAGGATCCCGGTATGACGCCGGGGACCGGTGGGAAGACCGCAGATTTCAACTGGCTGAACGGCCAGATTGCGTAGGAGTCCTGATGGCTGTGTTGTTCGTCCCACTCCAGAAAATCATGCAGGCCGTCACGACGCAGGATGCGGTCGCGGTGCTGCCGGATGATTACATTGGGCGCTATGTGGAGTCCACGTTTTACGTGGTCTGGAACCATACCTCTGGCGCCGGCTCAGTGGTGGTGGAGACGGCGCACAGTCCCAGCTATACCGGGACGTGGGCGAACCTCGCCACAGCCAACTGGTCCGCGATTGACAAGATTACGAGCATTTCGATTTCCGGCGTCTATGCCGCCGTGCGGGTGCGGATTGCGACCGCGGTGACGAGCGGCGCGGTGGATGTGTGGGTCTTGGCCTCAGATTCGTAAGGAGTGACCGCGTGGCAAAATCCAGTTCCAGTGAACTACTCAATCAATTAGACGAGGCGTTTGACACCACGGAGCAGAAGGCCGAGGCGCTGCAGTCGGTGCAGGCGTCTGCCGCAGAGGCGATTGCGCAGAAACAGGCTGAACTCTCTGCGGTGCAGCAACAGCACGGCGCCTACGTCGATGAGGCGCAGGCCGAATACCGCGATGCCCGGGTCGCCCTCGAGCGGCTCCAGGGGCAACTCAACGAGCGCATCGGCGCGGCGGTGAATCCTCGCGTCATTGTGCGCGGATGACCACCCGCATCGGTGGGGTGGCCGAGGTCACGTCCAGTGCCTTCCGGCTGCAGTCGAATCAGTCGGAGGTGAAGCACGCGGTCGTCTCCGCGAGCGCGGGCGGGGCGACGACGCAGGTGGCGGCTGTCGCTGGCAAGAAGATTTCCGTCTTAGCCTTTGCCCTGACTTCGAGCGGCATCGTCAATGTGAAGTTTCAATCCCATACGACGGGTGATGTCTCTGGCCTGTTCTATGAGATTGCGAATACCGGCTTCGTGCTCGGCCCGAATGAGTGGGGCTGGTTTGAGACCGTGGCCGGCGAGGCGCTGGATATTAATCTGTCAGCCGGGGTGCCGGTGGGTGGCGTGCTGACCTATGTGGAGGTGATTCCGTAATGGCGATTACTGATGCCCTGCTCCAGCAAGCCTTGAGTGGGTCTCCGACGTTCAAGGCGCGGGTCAAGTCCGCGCTGGCGACGGTCGCGTGGCAGGTGCTGAACAATGGCGGCTCTTCGGCTAAGAGCATTGCCTATGCCCAAGCCGCCCTGCTGAATCTTGATGCCTATGCGGGACAGATCAGTGGCTGGCTCGTCACCCGCACGAATGTCACCGGCTCTAATCTCACGCTCTCGGCGGCGACGGGTGCGGCGGTGATCAATACGGACGCCACGGATGCCTCCCTGCAGTCCCAGCTCTCGACGGATTGGGTCGCACTTGCGGGCGGCTAGACATGCTGCATCTCCTGCTGTTCATGGCCTTCACCTACTACAAGACCGTCACGATTGACCACACGCAGTGTGGGATCGTGGATTCCACGGATTTCCCTGTGGCGATCTGGGTCACGGATGCGGATCTGAAGACCGTGGCTAATGGCGGGAAGGTCCAGAACAGCAGCGGCTACGACATTCGGCCCTTCTCAGATTCGGGCCTGACGATTGCGTTGACTTATGAACTGGTGGCCTCGACGTATGTGGCCACGACGGGCGCGGTCGAGATGCACGTCAAGATTCCCACGGTCTCGGCGAGCAGTGACACGCTCTTTTACCTCGCCTTTGGGGACAGCGGGATCTCGACGGATGGGAGTTCGACGGCGACGTGGAGCAATGGTTTCATTGCAGTCTACCATCTGGGACCGGGAAGCGGGACGCTATCTGTGACGGATTCCGTTGGTAGTTTTAACGCGACTAATAACTCAGCGACGGCAACCACGGGACAGATCGATGGAGGCGCAGCAGTTTCGTTCAGTCCAAATAAATATCTGTCTACGCCGACCCATGCGGCAGTCTCCAGTCTCTCGGCGTTTACGATGTCGTTTTGGGGCAATCGGACGACTGCGGGGATTGGCTTGCCGCAAATCATGGTCGGAAACATTGTGGGATCTCCTGACCGTGTCGAAATTGCCTACTACTTTGACGATAACATTTATTACGTCATCGACAACCACGGGGTCGGTCCGAACTCTCTATTTGTCGCGAGTGGTGGAGTTACAGGATTCAATCACTTTGCGATGGCGTTTGATGGCGGCCTCTCAGAAGCTGCGAGGATTAAGGGATTCCTAAATGGGAACTCGCAGACACTCTCTGGAGGCACGGGGATTAATCCGACGACTACACCGCCCGACCAGGGCGCTGGCCTTAGCGATATAAATATTGGGATCACAGACTTCACCATTGATGGGGCTGGAATACTGGATGAAGTCAGGCTAGAAAGTGTTGCCCGATCTGCAAACTGGATTACAGCACAGTACAACAACGAGAAACCCAGTAGCACCTTTCTCGCGTACGGGGCGCTGACGCCTATCGGCACGACCGGTAAACTGTTCTTCCTGATCCCCAACTAACGTGGCCTTCGATCCCCACGTTGATCTCGCCGTTAGTGCGGTCGCGGTGGCGCCCTCCCCGGCGCTCTCCGGCACGACGTTCACGGTCACCGCCGGACAAGGCGCCCGCTTCCCGAATCCCGGCACGCAAGGCTATGACCTCGTCGCGTGGGCGTTGGGCACGATGCCAGACCCCACGAACGCCGAGATTCTGCGGGTCACTGGACTGACGGGGGATACCTTCACCGTGGCGGCTCGACCGTGGGCCGTCACGAACAACGGGAACCGCGCCATCCTCGTGGGCGATCTGGTGGCGTTGGCGATTACCGCCAACCTGCTCCAGAACATCGAAGCGGCGCTGCCTGGGCCGACGGGGATCACGGGTCCGACCGGACATACCGGCGTTACGGGCCCCAGTGGTCCGACGGGTCCGACCGGCGCACAGGGGACCGCTGCCCAGCTCACCGGGCCCACCGGTCCCACGGGCGCGACGGGCCCGCAAGGGACGGCGGCTCAACTCACTGGCCCTACGGGTCCCACCGGCCCGACCGGTGCTCAAGGCACGGCTGCTCAATTGACCGGTCCCACAGGCCCAACGGGACCCACTGGGGCGCAAGGGACGGCGATTACGGGTCCCACAGGACCCACCGGGTTGACGGGTCCCACAGGTCCACAGGGCACGGCGGCGCAGTTGACCGGTCCCACTGGGCCCACCGGCCCGACGGGGGCTCAGGGGACCGCTGCGCAACTGACGGGACCCACCGGCCCGACCGGCATCACGGGGCCCACGGGCAGCACGGGTCCGACCGGTCCGCAAGGCACGGCCGCCCAACTGACGGGGCCGACTGGTCCGAGTGGCACCACCGGACCGACTGGTCCCACGGGGGTGACAGGCGATAAGGGCGGCCTTCGCTACAACTTCCTCACGGCGACGGCGAGCACGGATCCGGGCAGCGGGAATTTCAATTACAACAGCCCGACGCTGGCGAACGTCACGTCGATGTATCTCAGTAACACCGACGCCTCGGGGAACAGCGTGGGGGCGGTCTTTCAGTCGGCGCAGGCCAACCCCGGCTACGTGTTCATCAAGAGCAATCTCGGGAGCAACGTCAACGCCTTCACGGTCTCGACGGAACTGGCTCGGACTGGCTTCAATGAAGTGCTGGTGGCCTATGAAGCCGGGGTCTCCCCGCCCTCGAATACTGAGGCGTGTGTCTTCAACTTCAGCCGCAACGGCAACACGGGCCCGACCGGGCATACTGGGGCGACAGGCCCGACAGGCATTACTGGACCCACCGGACCAACAGGTCCGAGTGGCCCCACGGGTTCGAATGCGATTCTGACGGGCATCACGGGTCCGACAGGTCCTAGCGGCCCCACCGGACCCACAGGACCCACCGGACCGTCTGGGCCGACGGGTTCGACGGGCGCCGGCTTCAATCCGGCGATTCCGAGGATTTTCACGCAGGGCTCGACACAGACGCCGATCCCTGATGCGAGCACGACGGATCTCTACATCCTCTCGACGCTGGCCATCACCGCCGTCATGGGGGCTCCAGTGGGCTCGCCCACGGCTGGCCAGTGGCTCGAGATGCTGATTCTCTGCACCGGCACGCAGAAAGGCATTACGTGGAGCACGTCGGCTGGTGGATACTTAGCCAATACGCTGGGGGCGACGTTGCCGGCGGTGACGACCACCAATCAGACGATTGGGCTGTCGTTCCGGTATGTGACAGCGAACTCGATTAACAAGTGGTTGCTCTTGGCGAAGGGTGTGGGCTAATGCGCGTCTCGGTCGTGATGATTGCGAAGAATGAAGAGGCCGTGCTGGCTCGCTGCCTGGAGTCGGTCAAAGAGGCCGACGAGATGATCATTTGCGATACAGGGTCCACAGATCGCACGGTGGAGATTGCCAAGCAGTTCACGGACAAAGTCTTCACCGATTATGTCTGGGAAGACAACTTTGCCAAGGCGCGGAACCATGCGCTCAGCAAGGCCACGGGCGATTGGGTGCTCTCGATTGACGCCGATGAATACCTGACCTGCCCCTTCAGCGCGGTGCGCGAGGCCGCGGCGAAGGGGTTCATGGCGGTGAACGTCAAGATGACGGCCGAATCCGGGCCGCCGTCCCACTTCTGGTTCCCTCGGCTCTTTCTGCGCTCCCCGAATGTCTGGTGGGAGGGCGCGATCCACAACCATATCTCCGTGATGGGCGAAGACGTGGGCGCGGTGACGCTGACCTACGGCTATTCGCCGGCCCATACCTTGGATCCGTTGCGCTCGATGCGGATTCTCGAGAAGGAAGTGGCGGATCGGCCCGATTGCATCCGCGAGCGGTTCTACCTCGGGCGGGAATACTTCTACCGTGGCCAGTATGACCAGGCCCTGGTCATGCTCGGGCGCTACGTCCAGCAGTCGCGGTTCCTCGCGGAGAAAGCGGAAGCCTTTCTGACGATGTCCCGGGTCTATTGGGCGCTGCATATGCCGGATGATGCCCGTGATGCGCTCGTGCAGTGCCTGATCATCAATCCCCGCTTCAAGGAAGCGGTGCTCTTCATGGCGGAACTGGCAGGGGACGGGTCCAATAATCCCCGCTGGCAGAAGAACGCGGATCAGTGGAAGCGGATGGCGGAGACCGCCGACAATGACGGCGTGCTCTTTCTGCGCACATGAAATATCTCCTATCGCCTCACGATGACGATTCGGCGCTTTTTGCGGCCGTGACCTGCCTGCGGGAGCAGCCGACGGTGGTGGTGGTGACGGATTCGCTGGTGCAGCCGGCGCGTGGCGAGAGTGGCTGCAGCGCGGAGGAGCGGGCGCGAGAGACCGAGAAGGCGCATGCGGTGCTCGGCTGTCAGACGCGGCGCCTCGGTCTGCCGGACGACGGCTTGACGCTGGCCGAATTGATGGTGGCCTTCGGCACGCTGCCGGATGCGGAGACGGTGTATGCCCCGGCGCTCGAGGGTGGGCATCCGCACCACGATCTGGTCAGTCTTGCAGCGGCGCATGTCTTCGGGACCGAGACCTTGCAGTGCTATGCGACCTACCAGAAGCTGAGTCAATACCGGGATGTAGACCTGCAGCCCGTGGGCACGACAGAAGTGGAATGGACGCGCCCCGAGTATCAACAGAAACTGCAGGCGCTGATCTGCTATGAGAGCCAACTGCGGGTGAATCCGATGCACTTCCGCGCCGTCGAAGGGCGCAGCGAGTGGCTGTCGGGCTTTAGTCGGCTCCATCTCGGCTGTGGCGCTCGCATCTTCCCCGGCTGGATCAACGTAGACCGACAGACGCCGGAGGTGCCCAGCAGCTTCTTCACGCGCTGCGACATCCTCGCGGAACCGTTGCCGCTGGATGACGCCAGTGTCGATTATGTGTTCTCGGAAGACTTCCTCGAGCATCTTCCACCTGAACGCCGGGTCGCGGTGATCAACGAGATCAACCGGGTGCTCGTGCCGGGTGGCGTGATGGAGCATTACGTCCCGAATGCCGGCAGCCGGAATGATTACGGCTCCCCCAGCCATCTGTCCCACTGGAATGCGCAGGTCTTCGAGCATTTCGATGTGGACTCGCATCGCTGGGCGAAGGATCGGGCCTTTGAAGGTATTCAGGGCGGCTTCACGAAGGTCAGCGCAGATCTGCTGAACTGGCAGGTCGAAGAGGACGGCGTGAAGCGGGCGCAGAGCCTGCGGGTGCGCTACCGGAAGGTCGCATGCTGAGGAAGACGTTCCTGCTGCCGCAGTTCGGCCCGCCGTTTCCATGGACGGAGCAGTATCTCGAGCATATCGGCAGCCTCGCGCCCTACGGCTGGTCGTGGAAGATTCTGACGCCGCACGGCTATACGTCGAAGAGTCCGAATGTCGAGATTGTGCCGATGACATTCGCGCAGTTCGATGCGCGGGTGAAAGCCATCACAGGCGTGGACTCGGGCAACTTCCTCGATGCGGATTTCCTGCCGGTGAAGCTGCTCAGTGACTATTACCCCGCCTTCGGGGAACTGTTCGCGGACCTGCTGACGGACACCGACTATTGGAGCATCACTAACTGGGACGTGCTCTATGGGCGGCTGGATCACTTCCTGCCCGATGAGACGCTGGCGCAGTATGACCTGTGGTCAGACGACCATCACCACGTCAACAGCCTGTGGTGCCTCTACAAGAACGAGCCGCGCATCAATGCGCTGTATCGCCTCGTGCCGCATTGGCAGGAGATGTTCCAGGTCAACGGGCGGCCGATCTTCGGGTTTGATGAGATTTACTTCGATCAGGTCGTGCGGCAACTCGCGGATGCGGGGCAGATTCGCTTTGGCCATCCGCCGTATTTCGCGGTGCATAGTTACGATCGACTGATTCAGCATCAGCCCACACCGAATCTCTCGCTGGCTCCGGATGGGGCGTTGATTGAGTGTTTTGATGACGGATTCAAACCGTTAGAGAGCTATCCGGCGTGGCGTGGATTCTTCGGGCGTGAGATTGCCTACTTTCATTTCCTGAGCACCAAGACATGGCCCGCACTGCGACCTTATCCCGTCCGGTGACTTCGGTCTACCGGGAGATTGACGCCTGTCGCATGACGGGCAGCCGGGACCTTGTGTCCCTGCTCGACCTGGGCGAGATGGCGCTGACCGGCATCTTCCCGAAGGCTGGCGTCGATGTGCCGAGCGGCCCTGTGGAGCTCGTGCTGTGCCCCGATGGCGGGCTGGTGCAGTTGCGGCAGAGCTACGCGCCCTCGCTGATGTATGGCGAGCACTACGGCTATCGGTCTGGGTTGAATGGCTCGATGGTGCGGCATCTCGCGGGCATTGCGGCCTCGCTGGAGCGGCTCTGTCCGACGCGGGCCGGCGATGTGGTGCTCGACATTGGCAGCAATGACGGCACGCTGCTCGGGTCCTATGAGAACCGCGGCCAGAAGTTTCTCGGCATGGACCCCACCGCGGCGAAGTTTGGCCGGTTCTACGCGCCGCATATCCAGCCCGTCACCGAGTTCTTCTCGGCGGCGCGGTATCGTCAAATCATGGGCGCGAGGCCCGCTCGGATCGTGACCTCTGTCGCCATGCTCTACGACCTTGAGCAGCCGCTGGCGTTTATGCAGGAAGTCTCACGCATTCTGGCCGATGATGGCGTCTGGTATACGGAACAAAGCTACCTGCCGGCGCTGCTCGATCAATGTGCCTATGACACGATCTGCCACGAGCATCTGGAGTATTACGGCCTGACGCAGTTGCAGT